TATAATATAATCACCATGCAGAATGCTGATGCTGAAAGTTTAACTGGTGTAAAAGCCTTTAGTTCAGGTATTACTGGAGCATCCCTCGGGCAGAGTGTATCAAATGGTAGAAGTGCTTTGGATGCTGCTTCAAAAAGAGAGACTGGTATACTCAGACGTTTTGCTGCTGGTTTTGTAGAAATTGGTCGTAAGATTATGGCTATGAATGCTGTATTCTTATCTGAGGAAGAAGTGGTACGTATTACTGACGATGAATTTATCAATGTACGTAGAGATGACCTGGCTGGAGAATTTGATTTACAGCTCACAATCTCCACTGCAGAAGAGGATAATAAGAAAGCCGAAGAGCTTGCTTTTATGTTGCAGACAACTGGGCCAAACATGGATCCAGAATTGACCAAGATGATCCTCTCTGATATTGCTCGATTACGGAAGATGCCTGATATGGCAAAGAAGATTGAAGAGTATCAACCACAACCCGATCCAATGCAACAAATGAAAGCGGAACTTGAGATTAAATTGTTAGAGGCACAGATAGCTAAAGAACAGGCTCTTGCTGCCAAACACGGTACTGAGGCTCAAGCTAACGGGATGCGTGGAACCAAGGATGGGACTCAAGCTCAATTGAATCAGGCTAAAGCAGGTACAGAAGTGGCTAAAGCAAGAAATCTTGGTAGCGACTCAAACAAAAAAGATATTGATAGCATGGATCAGGTATCTGGTAGAAAACATATGCAGGATCTTGACAAGGATAATAACCGGGCTAAAAATGAAGCCACAATTAAAATTGTGGATAATCAGATTAATCCTCAGCAAGCAGCACCAGTACAGTAATCTTGATTGGTTTTAAACCAGTCTTATAATAACAGCTTCCATTCGACAATAGGTATGGAAGGACACAAAGGAGAATATCATGAGTAATGAGCAAGAATTAGAACAAATTGAAATTTCATTGGAAATGGCTAAAGAGAAAGTTGAGTTAGGTGAAGCCCTTGAACGACTGCAATCTAATGTCGATTTTAAGAAAGTATTCACTGAATCCTATCTTGATAAGTATGCTATACGCTTGGTCAATCTTAAGTCAAGTATTCGTATGCAGGACGATGCTAATCAAAAGTATATTGAAGGGCAACTTATTGCTATCGGACAGTTGAATCAGTACATGGCCCATGTTCGATCTGAGGCTATCTCAGCTAAGGCATCCATTAACGCTGATGAAAACACTCGTGAAGAAATTCTTCAGGAGGAATTAAACTAATGTCAGATACAGCAATTGATACCGGTACTCCAGAAGAGGCTCCAAGTGTCTTAGAAGTCTCTGATGAAGATTTTCTTAAAATGGATATACCATCTGAAGCGGAGATTGCCCCTGTAGAAGATAATCTTGTAGAGGCAGACTCTGGTATAGAAAATACTGAAATAGCTCCAGAGAGTGATGATACCCCCTCTAAAGAGGAGGTTATTGACGAACCTATCCCACCAACAGAAAATATTGAAACAGAATTAGAGCCTGAAGAAGTAAAAATTGATTCTATCCCAAAAGAAGATCCAATTTCTGATACGAATAGTACTTCTGAAGATGACAAAACTGTTAAGCCCGATACGTCCACTGATGTGAACTATGCTTCTATCGGTGAACAGGTTATGGCCGAGTTTAAAGCCAATGGTCAGTCGATGAAAATGAAGTCTGCTGAGGACGTTATTACCCTTATGCAGATGGGAGCCAACTACCAAAAGAAAATGGTTGGATTAAAACCTTCATTAAAAATATTGAAACTTTTGCAAAAACATGATTTAATTAATCCTGAAAAAATTAATTATTTGATTGACTTACATAACAGTAAGCCAGAAGCAGTCACAAAGTTACTTAAAGATAGTAAAATTGATCCCCTTGATGTGGATGTTCAAGCGGAAACAACTTATAAACCCGATCCCAATAGCGGAGTAGCTGACGCAGAGTTAGTTTTGGATTCAGTTCTTGAAGGCATTCAAGATAGCCCGAAATACCAAGATACTCTTAACGTTATTACTGATGTTTGGGATGATGCCAGTCGAGATACCATTGCAACCAATCCGAATATCATTTCAGTGATCAATGGGCATATGGAAAGCGGTATTTACGATAAAGTTATGCAAGCTGTTAATTATGAACGTAGTCTAGGTAAATTAGTTAATATGTCTGATATTGATGCGTATAAGCATGTAGGTGATATCTTGCAAGAGCAAGGTCAACTTACAACACCATCACAAGAGACCATTACTGCCCCTACGGATACTACGAATGTAGCCCCAGCTAAAGATAACGCAGCTAATATAGCAGCTCTCAAAAAAAGAAAGCAAGCTGTAAGTCCAACAAAAAATACATCTACACCGGCACAAAAAGATTACAATCCGTTGTCTATGTCGGATGAAGATTTTCTAAAAATTGAAAACAAGAAATTTTAATAATTTCTAGGAGTATATATCATGATTTATAATGACCCCGCAAATAGTGCGGAATCCAGTATCGGTAATCAGTTGCGTATTGACCATTACCAAAAGAAAGCTCTTATTGAGCTTAAAAAAGAGCAATATTTTTCTCAGCTTGCTGATGTAGTTGCCATGCCTAAAAACATGGGTAAGACTATTAAACGCTTTCACTACATGCCTATGCTGGATGATACCAACATCAATGATCAAGGACTTGATGCTGCTGGTGCAACCATTGCTATTACCGAGTACGCTGTACAGGCTCCTACTGCTGCTAATAATATGCCCACTGTAGTAGAGGCTGCTGAAGCTAGTTTTACCGCAGCTCATTCTGATGGTGATTATGTTTATATTACAGATTCAACTCAATGGGTTGAATTAACAGGTGATACTGCTATTGGTTACGATGCATCCACTACTGGTGGAGCTTCTGGTACAGAGCTAGCTGACTCTGCTATCAAAGCTTTGATTGAAGCTGACACAAGTGGTGTAGTTGCTACTGTAGCTGGCGCAGACATTGACCTTACTACCTCTGATATGGTGTTTGCTTCTCAAGCCGCTGCTACTATAGCCACACTCATCATTGGTGGTTCTGTTGCTTCCCAGCGTTCTGGTAATCTTTACGGTTCCAGTAAGGATATTGGTACTATTTCCAATACTTCGATGAGTATACCCAAGAGTCTCTAGACTTTGATACTGATGCAGAGCTTGAACAGCATATCAATCGTGAGATGATTTTCGGTGCAAATGAGATGACTGAAGATGCTCTTCAGATTGACCTCATCAACGGTGCAGGTGTTATTCGTTATGCAGGTGAAGCTACGAGTAATGCTACCATTACAGGCATTACTGGTTCCATTTGTGAGGTTACTTATGATGACCTTTCTCGTCTGTCTATTGACCTGGATAACAACCGATGTCCTAAACATACCAAGATCATCACTGGTTCTCGAATGATTGATACCAAAGTGGTACGGGCTGCTCGGGTAATGTATATTGGCTCTGAGCTTATTCCTACCATTGAAAAGATGACCGATCACTTCAGTAACCAAGCATTCATTCCTTTGGCCCATTATGCTGCTGCTGGGACAGAGATTAATGGTGAAATTGGTTCTGTTGGTAACTTCCGTATTTGTGTTGTTCCAGAGATGATGCACTGGGCTGGTGCTGGAGCTGCTGAGGGAGCAACAAATGCTGGTTATCGTACTACCAATGAGCGTTATGATGTCTATCCTATGTTGGTCGTAGGTAGTGAATCTTTTACTACTATTGGTTTCCAGACTGATGGTAAGACTGTTAAGTTTAAGATCATCCATAAGAAGCCAGGTAAAGATATGGCCCGACCTGAAGAGCCTTTTGGTGAGACAGGCTTTATGTCGATAAAATGGTACTATGGCTCCATGATTTTACGTTCCGAACGTTTAGCACTCGTCAAGACTGCCGCTCAATTATAATAATAATTGACATAACGGTGTGAGTAAAGTAATCTGCTCCCTAATGTGGTTTTTACTAATTATTTTAGGGAGCAGTTATTATGAAGGAATTAATTGATTTGGGTATTAAAGGTACTGGCAATATAGACAAACGTTATGGTACAGAACGTACAGCTCGTTATGCTGTATTTGAATGCCCTATTTGCTTAAAACGTATTGAATATTTAGCCTATAAAGGTAGAACTTCCACTACTTGTATTAAGTGTAGGGGCACACAAAATATTACACACGGGATGGCGAATACTCGACCTTACAGGATATGGCAAGATATGCGTCAGAGGTGCAATAATCCTAAAAATAAAAAATATCCTATATATGGCGGTAAAGATATCCAGGTGTGTGATGCTTGGAATACGTTTGAAGGTTTTTGGAAAGATATGTCTGAGCACTATACAGACAAAATGACAATTGATAGAATTAAAAGTAGT